TGTTCCTGTAGATTCTGGAGTTTCATCTCCTGATCCTGGGTTAAGATAGTTTTGAAGTTGCTTCTTAATAAAATCATAATCATATTGACTATGTACTTCTACTGGGTTAGGTTGAGTTTTTAACCAAGTATCTACTAAGTCATTATTATCTGATAAAGGAGTCTGTTTAGGTTTGATTCTAACTGTAGTTTCTGGGTAAGGATTACCTTGAACCTGTTCTACTACCATATCCCATCCGTTAATAACGTCTGTAAAGTCTCCGATATCTTCATCTTCAGCTAAAGCAAGTAATGCTTTATAAATAGTGATACCGAATCCCCAAAGTCTCACTCCTTTGTCCTCCTCTCCTCTAACGATTACTGGAGCAAATATCCTAGTTTTAGGACTAATTTTCCCTGATAGAGACCAGTTATCTTTATCATTCGTTTTTCTTAACTCTTTAACAAATTCCTCAATTGGATCTTGCTTACCAAAGTTAGAGAGTGCTACCATCGGGTATTTCCCAATTCCGTAGTGAAATTTTAATTCTTTGAAAGGGAAAGCAGGATCAAAAGCAGACGGTACAATACGTAACGTTTGTTTTCCTACTTGTGGTTTCCAAAAAATCTTAGAATAGTCAGTCTTTTCTCTATCCTGACCGGTGTTGTTTAAGGTATCTAGTTTAGCCTTGATTGCATTAATGTCCATATATAACTTATTTTTAAATGTATTACTCTATTAATATAAGAATAAAATATCAATTATCCAACTGTATTATGTTAAATAATTTAGTATTTATCCTTTTTAATTCTGGTCCTTTAGTTAAAAGCACACAGTTTTTGTAATCTGCCCAATTAATTCTGTAAGAAGAGTCCAATTGACCGTTATTGAGCTGTTTGATGAGTGTATTAAGAGCGTTGATTGTGTAGAGGGTATTTGTTTCCTTCTTTCTATGCACTAGTATAGTGTTATCTAAGAAAGCTGAGACATTACCGAAATCAACGTTATAAGTACATATATATTCATTTTGACTTTTAGAATAAAGTACAAAAATCTTACTATATATAATCTTATATCTTTCCTGTATCGAAGTAAGAACGCTATCTAAATCCTCTTGGGTAGAAAACGTACAAAACAGTTTGTTACTCATATCACCACTTAAAAAAATATCGTCGAAATCATAGTCGACTGAAAAATCCGTATTAACTCGCATTTATTATAAATATAAACTGTTCTACAAAACTAAATTTTTATTGTACTTAAATTTGACTGGGTATTGTTTATTAGATTCTAATATGGTTTGCAGTTCAAATAAAGTCTCTTTCCCATCTTCTTTACTAAAATCAAACAAGATAGCATCATATGTGTAAAGCGATATCTTAGTCTTTTTACCTCTTAAGTATCGCAGTACTTCTTTTAAGATAAGAATATTATTTGAGGTTTCCAACGATTGCATCATATAATTCATCAACTTAGCAGGATGTGTTTCTTTTAAGTTGGTATTAAATGGTTTACCTGACTGAGGATTACAAACTATACCTGTTTCCTGATATACAGACCACATATTGTCTATATACTCCTGTATTAGTCTAAATATCTCTAAATTTTTATGTTCCTCTGGTATTTTACCGTATATTGCTTGAAAGTTAATCTGTTTAGCTTCCTTATACTGTTCGTCTGTTATGTCCTCTGTACCAAAGTAATGCTTTGCTAGTTGCTTATGAGCAGATTCATTGGTAAGTTCAAATCCAATCTGATTACAAAGTAACCTAAGGTGGTAACCATCAAAATCAAACTCAACAAAGTAGTCATTGGTCGGATGGAAACAGTTTCGATGTTGCTCGCTTTTAGGTATAGCAGCGAAGTTAACGCTGTTGAAAGCATTAGTAGGTCTAGAGGTTGCATTGTATAGGTTATAAAAGGTTAGTACTTTATTATCAGTAATATTGTAAAGTGGGTCTCTTGGGGTAAAGTTCTCTACGAATTTATCATAATCTATACCAATACCGTGTTGCTCTAATAGGAAAAATACATTAGTAGCCGTATTATTATAAAAATCAAATCCAGAGGGGATATCCATATCTATTACACTACTTAATGCATGATAGGCTTTTTCACATACTTCGAAGTGTTTGGATATAGGTATAAGCTTATTGATATGTGGAAACTCTCTGAATTTATTATAAAAATAATTTACAGTTGAATTAGTTTTAGATATGTCTAATCTTTCATATCTTACCATACTATGAAGTAAGGATAAGTCTATTGCTCCCTGTAAATTAAAATGATAGAGAAGTTTTTTCTTATCTAATGTATATAGTTTATTGCAGTTAGAAAGCATCTCGTAGATACGTTGTTTATCTACATTAATTCCTTCTTCATGGTCTATAGGAATTATGTAACCATGCTGACTTTTTAATATTCTTACGTAGACTGCTACAGTAGAAGTTAATTTAGGATGGTATAAGTCATGTGTAGGTATAACATCTACATAACAACCTAATCTCATTAACCTTCCTAAGTGTTCTAACTTAGATTCTTTCTCTACTATATAAAACATTTATTATAACCTTTTACATAATATAAGAAAAATAAATTAAATTACAAACTAATAATAGTTATTTGCTGAATTATTATTTTGGTTGCTGTTACCCATGGATAGATTATCAGGGTCATTAATTACTTCATCAAAGGATTGATTTAATCCTCCGCCTCCGCCTCCACCGCTATTTGTAGGAGCTGATGGTGCAGAAACTAGTGGGGTTGGTGTTTCGTTTAAAGTAGGGTTTACTTTAGGACGCTTAAAAGGTTTAGGTTTAACTTTTGGTGTTTTCTGTATGTTAGGTCTTTGCTGTTTGATTATCCTAATTTTTTCATTCTTAGGTAATTCTTCAAACTTAAATCCTTTTACATCTGACTCTATATTAACAAACTTGTCGTATTCAGTAATAAATAAGTCTAATCCTGGTATATTGAATGTTACTTTTTTTGTGTTTGCTTTGTTTCTAGTTATAGCTCCTTTATATAGGTAACCTTGATTAAATATATCTTTAGCTGGTTTGGTCAAAATCCATTTTAATATATCTCCTTTATAGTACTTCTTTTCAATTAGTTTTGTATAATTGATATTTTTTACTTCTATAATTTTTCCTGTTGTTCTATTCTTAAGGAAATACCTATACATAAAACCTCTAGTATAGTCTTCAGGGTCAGGGTATACTGTTTCAGATTCAAAAGCTACTGTTTTATCTTCTTTATAGAGTATATCATCGTTATCAATAGAAATCAATTCTAGTCCAGTGTCTGTAGGAGATTCACCTGCATATAATTTACCGGTATTAGTCTCTACATACGCACCTTCATACTCCTGGCCGTTTCCTTTGAAGGCAAACATTCCTGGTTTAGCAAATTTTAACAGGTATTTGAATATAGGTAACCACATTATGTTATATCTTTTTGGAAGTTAGTATAATTTACGGTTGCCCAATATGTTTTTAATCTTTCAAATATTAATGGAGATCTCGGTAGATTCCTATTGGCCGTAGTTTCTTGATCTACCTTCTGGTTCTTCGTATCTTCATGCCATATCTTCCATTCTTTAGTAGCTGCATTAATCATAGCCTGTACATTCACACCTGTTTGTGGTCTTAGTACTATAACCATACCATTTCCATAATTACCGTTAGAATCTGCCGTAAAGAATTTTTTCTTACAGGTATGGTCAACATTACCTCCTATTGTATGGTATTTTTTGCCTGGTTTTTCAACAAAGTTGGTGGGTTGAGATATATAAGTAACTAAATCTCCATGAGAATATCCGCTCCATCTTGAAGAACTAAAGTTTAGAGTGTTACCGGCTCTTCCTTTAATTATTATATCACCCAATTGAGGTGAAGTTGAACTTGCAGGTAAAGCTTTCCAGTTAGGAGCACTTCTAGCTGCTTGTGCATATTTAGTATGTGCTGCAGCTTTCGGGAATGATGAGTCTCCTTTAAGTGCTACGTAAGATATAAATGCTGCACTCCAAGGAGTATTAGTAGGTGTTATTGCGCCATTATTTGTTACTTCTTTAGGACGATACTTTACATTAGAGGTATCTGGTGCTGGTCTTTCTTCTCGTACTGGTTTAGGGTAAATTGGTATATTAGATGCTAACATGAACATTCTAGCTTTAATATCAGTTGACCATTTA